TTGAAATTTCTTAATACGTCTTCAATTACTAAACCGTCTGTATAAGATTGTCTAGTGACAGATTCTAATTCATAACGATTTAATCTATTTCCTTCAGAGATGTATCTACGTTGTGATACGTTAGCACTAAAATATTTTGATATCCTAGTTTGAACAGCAGTACTGTAATTGGTCAAATTAGCTACTACAGTATTTCTTTCATATGCTTTTAACGGATAAGTCTGACCTCTAGAAAATCCTGTGCCTGAAGATATTCTTTCTAGTACAGTGTTAGTCGAATCTATCAAAGTAAGCTTAGTGTCACCATATTCTATTGTAGATCCTTCAGCAAAGGCTCTAATACTAAACCTAGAAAGATACACCCTTGCCTTATTGCCGTCTAAAACATCAACACGATTTATTTCAGCTTCAAACTGTTGCTCTGGCTGACCTGGGAAGGTGGTCTTTACTGTTGCGTATACTCCAATCAAGTCAAACGGATCGCCTTCGTTTATAATACACGTCACTGAGTAATCTTGCTTCCAGTCTCCGCCGGAAGCTCTTAGTATAAATTCTTTAGGTAACCAATACTCTACTTCTTCTCCAAATATAATTGAAAAGAGTGCATTGATAGAGTCTAAAGATCCCTTTGCCCTGTAAATTCTACTTAAATTTGAAAATATGTTTTCAGAGATATCTTGAAAATTGTCTTGTGGAAAGTACCCTTGACCTAGTTCACTATACAATCTAGTAAGAAACAAGTTTGTTGCGGCAGCAATTTGCCGTATTGTATTTTCGCGGTTGATAATTTCAGACGGAGCATTAGGAGTATTCATAAACTCATAATACTTTTCTAATAACACAACATAGTTATCAACTTCCGACAATATCGAAGCTGGTATTAACTGTCCAACCGTAAACTGTTCTCTACTAGCCATTTATTAAGTCCTTGTAAACGTAGTAAATTGAGATAATCCAGCACTTCCAAGAGAAGATACTTCGTCAAAGTTTAGGTCTACTGAGACATCATCGTCTTTTATAAATAAAAGTTGATTAAATATAGGAGCTACATCAAAAGAGTTTGGAGAAACTTCAATCCGAATTGGATTCGTTAAATCGAATTTTACTCCGTTTATTCTAATCTCTCCAGTTTGAATGCTCATATAACCTATATTAGAGTACGCTTGTACCTTTACTCCAGTGATTGCGTTATAGAAATATAATCTGCGCTTTGATGAATCACTTGGGTCTACTTCATCTCCGATCTTCATTCCAACGTTTTCAACTTGAAACACTGACGTTATTATATTGTTATTTGATGAGCTATCTATAAAAAATTTAGTCGGAAAAATTATAGAGTAATCTTCAGCTTTAGTAGGGTTTGGAGTAAAATCTTTATATAGTGTAGTTTTTATAACAGAACTAATTATGCCTTCGTTTAAAGCGTCGACGTCTGCTAAGAAATTTGACGCCCTAAATACGTTATTAAACCTATTCAGATAAGTGATATTATAATTTGTAACATAAGCTCTTACTAGGGCTTCAATATTACCGACTGAAAGATCTGTCTTGTTTGTATCATAGTTAACTCCGATATATAATTTCATAAAACTATATTCGCTATCGACTATTTCCGGAGTAATAGAACCAATATTTTTAGTTCTTAAAAAGTTTATAACACTTTCTTTAAGTGCACTTGAAAGTTTTTCTGACGTTGGTAGCGCTGGAGCGATGAAGACTTTACCATAAACAGGAGGTATGTTATCTTGTCCACCCCAAACCGAGCAATCGGAAAGTTCTTTAAATCTATTTAAAACTAAAGCTCGATAATCATTAGCAGTAACAGCTCTATCCTGAGTAGCGTGATATATTGGTGCGTTTTTTCTAATACTCTCTACAGTTTCAGCATCTCTACCAGAAGTGCTAAAAGAATATCCTTCGGCCCAAGATATAGCTATATTAGTAAGCGATTGGTCTATATCAGTCAACGCTGATCCAAGAGAGAAAGAAATGATACCATTAGCTTCAGCTCCAACAGTATCGTAATATGTAAGCTCAACAACTTCACCACTATCAAGTTTGCGGGCAATTCTACCATCACCAAAAGAAATTGAATATTGTCCGAATTTGTTTTCTTTTACGAAGTATGTTGTTTCATTTGGTCCTGAAAGTCTTGTGTCTGAAAATTTAGAATAAGCTTTACTTGTAGTAGAAGTAGTGTTATCAAAAACAGTAACTTCGAGAGAATCAATATCAGGATTATCAGACTGTACTACAAACTGTTGATCTTGTATTGAAGAGTCTACATTATATCTTTCATTTTTGATATTTCCTTCGACAATGTTAACATTGCTGAAGGTAAACGTGTTATCTCCATTATTAAGAGCTGGATACGAAGTAGAAGTCAGAAATGTATATTCTTTATTATTGATTCTTCCAGTAAATCTTACCCCTTGAGGTATCACAACCTGGGCTGGAACATTGCCTGAAGCTGTGATTGTAATATCGACGAGAGCTTCTGATTGTTTCTTTGAAGCTGGAACATAGCCTAAAGGTTGTGCGTGAGCTACCACGTTAGAGCGAACTTGAGCAGTCTCTAAGAAAGATTCGTTAATTACAATGTGACTCATCATAGCATTCATATGTGTATTATATGCTAGCAAGTCAACGAGAGCTGAAATACCAGAACCTTCAAAGTCAAAGTCCGTGAATTCACTTTGATTTTTTAAATAATTTTTAAGCTCTGCTTGAATGTCATTAAAGTCAAGATTTGTGATGTTTGATACAATATTAGGCATTTATGAAAACCTTTTAAGTAGTAGACTGATATCAACTTCTCGTTGACTGTTGACAATAACCCCATTCATAAAGACCCTGTAGCCGTTTTCGCCACTATCTTCTACCTTCAATTCGATAATTTTATAGCGAGGCTCATATTCTTCTATACTGGCTTTTATAGTATCTTTAATTAGTTTTTTAGTTATTGCATCATTCGGTTCAAATAATAGATCATACAACCCACAACCAAAGTATTGGTTAAAAGGCCTTTCTCCTGGTCTAGTATTTAAAATATTTTTTATAGAATTTTTAATAGCCTGAACATCCCGTATAGGCAGAATATCTCCATATTCAGGGTGAGTTTTTAATTTTGGATCAAAGTCTTTATATTCATTATTAAGGGCTATTACTGGAGAAGCCATTAGATAATTCTACCTTTAAACGTTCCGGCTGGCATAGAAAACGTTTTACCTTTATGCTTATATTTAACTAAACTTTTCGCTCCAGGCTTTTTAACATAATCAGTAACTTCAACATCCATTTCTACTTCTCTACCCTTTTGAATAGAGGTTATAGTATAGGTTTTGCCTATAGTTATTGATTGTTCACTTAAAAATTTACTGAATGTTTTCATTTACCTGTCCTTACAGCTGTATTAGTTTATTTATATTAGAATTCTAATTATCCAATAAAAACATTATTAGATCCTTGAGATATAAAGGATCCACAGTCAACAGGATCACCTTGTCTCATAGCGTCTTTACCGTTAATGAATACTGAACTTGATCCTTTTTTGTTTGATCCTCCGTGACAAGAGCTTCCAACACAGTGGACGTTCCATGCATCGTCTTTTCTTGAAGCAGCTATCCCATTTACAAAAACATTCGGGCTTGCTTCAATCGGAAGTCTAGGAGGCCATGGCCCGTGTCCGGTACAATAGTCTGATTTTCTTGCTGCAGGTCTAGCCATTATTCTGGATACTCCGTATAAACTTTTTGTAATAAGCCGTCTTTTTCATTATCCCAATCTTTTATTACAAACATGGGAAATGTTATTGATCCTGTAGCCTTATGCTTAGAAAAAAAAGTTATCGAATATTCAACATAAACATTAACTTGATCTCCTAATGTATAAGATGAAGGGGTTCCTCCTGTAGATACTGATGGAGTGTTCTGATCATATATTTTTATCGGAAAATCTGGTATAATATTATTCGTAGGGGTTCCTTCTAATCGAATTTTACCAGCACCTTCATCTATATACCCTACTCCAGGAGGCATCCCAGTCGCCCAAGAGACTAAAGATCCTTGACTATCATCTCCACCCGCAACAAACTCTACAGTTTTAGACTTAAAGAACTTAGTCTCCGCCGCGTTAGCTTTATCTTCGGATATAAAAGAACCTGTACCATCGCTGACAGTTTCTACAGACTCTACTTGTCCGAAATTGAAGTTTGGATTAACAGCGACTACACCCATCAGTCTAAATCGGATACCTTAGTACCTGACCACATTCTACACGACCAGTATTTAGCTTTCCATTTAGGTCCTGGGTTATCGCACCCGTGACGGGCTCTAAAACTTTTTCTTCTTTCAGGATCATCCCTTTTTATTTCCATATTAGGATCACCGAATGTAACTTTTACAACATTACCTTTTTCGTTTTTTACGTAAACTCCAAACTTAGAGTTTGATCCTGACGGTAAACGAAAGGGATCATTCAATTTTACTTTTTTGCCTTTGTACTCTGCAGATTCTTCTATTGAATCTATACCTGAAGCAAATTCGCTTTGCTTAAATTGGTTAAAGGTTTTCATATGAGTTTTCCTAGTTTATATCTACCCGACTAGCATCGATGTCAATATTACCCGATACTTGAGTAGATTGATTGCCACTATAACTTTCACTAACGTTGCCACTTACTGATTCATCTTTATTCGAAGACACTGAAGTTGTTTGATTACTATTATAAGTTTCTGTCACATCACCTTCAACATTTTCTGTAAGAGTTCCGCCGATAGAAATATTAGTATCTCCATCAACCTTTAAATCCCAATTGCCTTTAATGTAAGTGCTACAGTTTTGATCAATTGTGAGATTTACGTTTCCTTTAATATTACAAAAATCGTTACCGTATACAATTTGATAATTGTTCATAACGACTCTTGTTACGACACTCCCATCTGGATGAATTTCTTTAAAGGTTCCGGTTTTATGATACTCATGGATTCTTTCAACGCCTTCAGTATCATCAATTTCAGTTATATGACCAGATGTACTTTCATATACTTTATTGAACGGGTAAACTGGAGCATAAGGAGTTTCTGGTTCGCTCCAATTTTCTCCCGTTGATGTTTCTACATCTGATGTAATACTATTATTTTTGACTGTAGGAATATCTTCTTCAGTATCTTCAGCTCGAGCTAAACGATTTACGTCAGATTCACCTAAATGAGTTTCTCTAGGATACTCTCCACTAGGGTCAAAGAATCCTACCGCAGTGTCAGCTGCTATAGTGCTTGTTGATGCTATAGATCCTAGGATAACAGGGTCTTGAGCACTATCGCCATCTCTAAAAAAACCAACTACCCAAGACCCTTTAAGTAGGCCATGAGGTGAGTGTTGAAGACCATTCATACCAGAAGAAG